CGGTGGCAATAGTATGCCAAGGTAGATATATAGCCCCTAAGAAACTATCTAACTCCATGCCATAGTCATTAATACGAAACACTAATCCACTAATACTCATTACTTATCTCCAAACATGTTAAAGACCTCATCTAGTTGTTCATCTGTTAAGTGGTCAATCTGTATAGCCTTGATAAACCCGAACATGTCTTCTTCTTCTGCCATTAGTTGCTCATACATTTCTTCTTCTTGTAGGTGTGCATACATGTCGCTTACATCTGCCTGAATTGTATCCCATTTAGTCATTTATTATTCTCCTACCTTGATAGACATTACATTAGCGGTGAACTTCTTAACCTTGCCTAATTCGCTAGCGTTAAGAGATTGGATTAGGTGGTCAATCGCTTTAGGGTCATGCGCCACATTGTCAATAGAGATTAGTTTAGAGCCTTGCCAAATTGAGTAAGTGATAGTCATTTAAGTTCTTCTTTCGTTAGTAGTTATAGTAGGAATTGTAGCCGATAGGGCTGACAAATTGGGGAGACACGCCGTTAGGCGATTGGGTTTCCCCAAATGTCTCTACCGCAAGCGGTATGTAAGCAAGTGCCCTCTGGTAGGCAAATGTCGTGAATTGTAGCGGGGGCTAAGACAACCTGACCGCATTGGCAAAGGTTCATTAACCCTTGTGGATAATCGCTAAGAGTTGCTACTCTTGCAAAGTTTGAGTTAGTCATTTTCTAACTCCTTTCTGTTAATCACCTTGATTAACCTTATGTCTTAAGACTAACATGGGGCACTGACAAATTCTAATCGAAAACAAGGACAATTCGGACATTTATAAAAATAATTGCAAAAAAGTATGTGATAAGGGTCACATATGGGGGCACTAACTAGACAATTCGGACATTTTTAATGTGTGTATCATACATAATAAAATCCTATTAACATTTTCTAAAATGTGAAAGCTATTGACCTGCAAAAATATCTCATGTTACAATTGGAAAGGTTTCGGGGGTTACACTAAGAACTCAATATGCCAGATGTAATGCATAACGATCTTGGTAAACTTTCTTCTACTTTCCTTTAAGTTAAAAAAAGGGGGGTAGGGGGGGTTTGCTAAAAATCTAATTTCCAGATGAAGTATTAAAAAAAATATTATATTAACATTTTATAAAATCTAATATCCTAGTTGACTAGAATATATAGGGGGAATTATGAGAAAGCTTTATATAGATCAAATAGCCAGACGGATCACAGATAGAAAATATTCTACGAAAACGTATTATAGTTCAGATATTGATCAAGCAACGGCGGCAATGCAATGGTTCATAGATTACCTTACAGTAGAATTACAAAGATGTGACAATGTAGAAGATGGAAAATGTGACATTGATTGGAAGCATGATGAATGTGCAAGACTTTCAAGAATACTTAAAGACTTGAAAACTAGTTGACTAGGATATAAATACAATGTCTACAAAAAAGCGGGAACAGAAGTAGAAAACACAACTTGCTACACATATAAAGTTGAAATGTTAATTCAAGTCCTTGCTAAGGATGAACCAACAGCTGTGGAACAATTAGAAAAATCTGGTGGCTATGTTACAAATAGAGAAGCTACTCTTATGGATTCTGTTGCTTTGTATAATGGGATAAAGGACTAACTTTTTATCTCCCGCCCTTTTAAGGGTGGATGTATACCGAAGGTAACAAATAACCCTGTTAGGGCCTTAAAACCCTCTCAGGGCATTTTTATGGGGTATTACAGGAAATGGGTAAGATGTGGAAATGGTCTCTTCTCGCCGAAGCACTTTTTTCGCACTAATTGCACTATATGTCGGATATGTCCTATATTGTATGCATATATAACAAGAAACCCAATCAGAGGCGGATCCGATTGGGTTCTTATATCTTGCGATATATGTACGTGGGAACATGTGGGATGCTACAACCACGCACAATTCAATTGTAAAATAGCTTTTATTCTAAGTCAACCGTTTTTAAAATAAAGTTTGCTGACCATCTTCTTCAGGTGGAGCAGAGTATGATGGGGCGGGTCCAAGAAGGTACCCTTCCTCATGATATGAAACCATCTTAGATACATCTTCTGGTCCAACTAGTTTGTTTGCAATAATTGTTAATAGGTCATATATACGGTGTAGCATAATATAATTAACCATTGGTAGGTTGTCTTCTAATGCTGATGATTTTTCTTCATTTTTCATCTGGTCTACCTAAGTCTTCCCAAAATTTTTCCCGCCCCATATTATCAATAGGAATAATTGGGGTGCTGTTGCATTGGCAGTCTTTATCACATGTCATCTTGGACCTTCTTCATAGTCTTTATAATCTCATCATAAAAACCAAATCCTATAAACTTTTTATATTCACAAGATAGGCAATACAAGTATACCTCGTCTTCATTTGTCTGATTAGGAAGAAGAAGACCTTGATCTAGTGGGCAAACCAGTCTAGGAACAAGGCCTTCTTCAGAAAGTGCTATGTATTGAGATACTTGCTGTATCCTACGCATTTTCTCCTACTTCAAGGTAGTTGGGAATTTAGTATAAAATTCCTTCGCTCTTGGGGTTAGACCCTTCCAAGCTGACCAATTTGTACCGCCCTTGGTCATATAGTACGTTATCTCTGCGTTTATTACTGGATCAAATAATAGTACATTTGATCTCAGGTCAAATTTTTCTTTACGAGCAACACCTAGGTTTCCCAACATGTTGATCTGAAAAATTCCATAGGAACTGTCTCCAGTATTCCTGTTGCCATTATATGCTAGTGGGCGTCCATTGGACTCCGTCTTTGCAATGGCCCAAGCCGTTTTAAGGGCTTTACCTTCAAAACCTACTGCTGACAGTAGTTCTTTCAGTTCAATGTCTGAAAGCATTTCCGAAGGCTTATAAACAGTATTGCTGTACTTCTCTAAGGTTTCTTGCTTAAGTTGTACTTCTGTCTTTGGTTCTACTTTTAAAGCTTGAGCGGGGATCACGGTATTGTTTGTAAATAGGAATAATGTTATCATTACTACTACAGTCGTACTGTGAGCAAAATCGCTTAGCTTTTGCTTTATATTCTCCATTGGCATTTCCTCCTTTAGAGATAACGAACTATAATCTTAACATTGTCAGTAAGTTACTGTCAAGTCAGTTGACCAGAAAGATATTATGGATATTTCATTTTCTACGCCAATAAGTAACCTAAAAACTTCAAATGGTTACGGTCATGCTGCGTCTAGAATAGTAGATTCATTAAAAAGATTAGGTCACAACGTTCCATTTCAAGATGCAAGAGCGGATGTGCAATTAAATTTTTCTCAGCCTGTGTATTATAAGTTACACAGAAATCAATATCAAATTAGTTATACTCCATGGGAGTCAACAGTTGTCCCAAAAGAATGGTTTGAGTATTTAGACGCATGTAATGAAATATGGACAACTTCAGATTGGTGCAAAGAAGTTTTTGAAGCAAATGGAATTAAAGATGTTAAAGTTTTTCCACATGGCATTGATCCAATATGGAGACCAAAGAAAAGAAAACTAGAACATGGTAGACCAATAAAGTTTTTGCATGTTGGTGAGCCAGCACCAAGAAAAGCGGGACAAATGGTGGTAGACGCATTTACATCTTTGTATGGAAATAATCCCTTTTACTCTTTAACCATAAAAGCATATAAAAGCAATAATACCCGTATATATAATAACTATCTGGATAAAAACATAATCGGTGTTCCAGATGAAAAGTTTAGTAATATAAAAATAATTACAGAAGATATGTCAGAAGAAGAGATGGTAAAACTTTATCATGACCATGATGTTTTAGTTTATCCAAGTTATGGTGAAGGATTTGGATTTATTCCATTTCAAGCACTTGCTACTGGTATGCCAGTAATTTGTACAGATGGTTGGGCACATTATGATAAGTATCTTGGTCCACTAAAATTAAAATCAGATTTAGTTAAATCACCTTGGCCAGTTCATGAGGGCAAAGTTTTTGAACCAGAGTATCAACATCTACTTGAGCTTATGAGAGATGTTTCAATCAACTACAATGGATATGCTGGATATTACTTCGCCCAGTCAACTAAACTTCATGAAGAATATAATTGGGATCGGTTGACTAATAAGGCCTTTGAACATATTTTTAAAAAGTTTTCTTAAGGTCTTCCCCACTATAATAAAGTTTGATACACTTAGACTTCATTCAAATTTAATCAATCCGTTAGGCGGAAGAAAAGGTGTCACTAAAAATGTCAAGAACTATTGAAAACCCGTACGAAAACTTTATTGCTTTGTCTCGCTATGCAAGATGGATGCCAGAGCAAAATCGTCGTGAAACATGGGGTGAGACAGTAGATCGTTATTTTGATTTTATGGTGGGTCACCTTTTAAAAGAGCACAACTATGTTCCAGATAAAAAAATTGTAGAAGAAGTTAAGGATGCAGTTTTTAATAGAAACGTTATGCCATCAATGCGATCAGTAATGACTGCAGGTGCTGCATTGGATAGAGATCACGTTGCAGGATATAACTGCTCATTTGTTCCAGTTGATTCACCAAGATCATTTGATGAGACTATGTATATTTTGATGTGTGGAACAGGTGTTGGATTCTCTGTTGAATATAAGTATGTTAATAAGCTTCCTGCCGTCCCAGAGTCATTTGAAAAATCAACAACAGTAATTATTGTTGAAGATTCAAAACAGGGTTGGGCAAAAGCATACCGTGAGCTACTTGCATTGCTTTGGTCAGGACAAATTCCAGCAATTGATGTAAGCAAATTGCGTCCATCTGGTGCTCGTCTTAAGACAATGGGTGGACGTTCATCTGGACCACAACCACTAATTAATCTTTTTGATTTTACAATTGCAAAGTTTAAGTCAGCAGCAGGACGTCAACTTAAGCCAATTGAGGCACATGACATTATGTGTAAAATTGGTGAGATTGTTGTTGTTGGTGGAGTTCGTCGCTCTGCAATGATTTCACTTTCAAATATTAATGATATCGAAATGGCACAGGCAAAGTCAGGTAATTGGTGGGAGAATAATTCACAACGTGCCCTTTCAAATAACTCTGTTGCGTATTCCCGCAAACCAGAGATGGAGCAATTTATTGCAGAATGGAAATCTCTTTATGATTCCAAGTCGGGTGAACGTGGCATTTATAATGTGGCGGCGGCACAAAAGCAGGCAGCTAAATATGGTCGTAGAGATCCTGAAATCCACTACGGAACAAATCCTTGCTCAGAAATTATTCTCCGTCCTTATCAGTTTTGTAATCTTTCAGAAGTCGTATTACGTGAAAACGATACAAAGAAAGATATCCAACGTAAAGTAGAATTAGCTACTATTCTTGGAACATGGCAATCAACCCTTACAGACTTTAAGTATCTTCGTAAGATTTGGAAGGACAATACAGAAGAAGAACGCCTACTTGGTGTATCTTTAACTGGACAGTTTGGACATAAATTTATGTCAGGTAAGGATGACTTAGTTTCTCTAGAATCATTTTTAATGACACTTAGAGAAACAGCAAGAGAAAAGAATAAAGATGAGGCTGCTAAAATTGG